TATGGTTGGTGTGATATCGGATATTTTAGAAATAGAAATAATGAATATATAGATACTAATACAAGTCAATTATGTAATTGGGCAAATAATAATAAAATTAATAATTTAGATAAAAATAAAATTATTTATGCGTGTATAAATAATAATGATTTTTATATTGATGAATTAAAAAATATTATAAACGAAAAAGATGAAAATAAATTACCAACTATACCAATACCTCAAAATCAACAATCAATCGCAGGAGGTTTTTTTATATTACATAAAGATGAAATAAATTGGTGGTTTCAAACATTTGACACAAAATTATCATTATATTTTGAAAAAAATGTTTTAGTAAAAGATGACCAAATCATTTTAGCCGATTGTATTTTTTCTAATTTAGACAAATTTGTATTATTCAGCGAAAAATTATGTCCATATGACAATTGGTTTATGTTTCAAAGAATTTTAAATTAATATATTATATAAATGATTAGTATATTAATTCCTATTTATAATGGTATTGAATTTATAGATGACTCTGTAAAATCAGTACTTTGTCAAACTTATAAAAATTGGGAACTTTTAATTGGTATAAATGGTCATCCGAAAAATTCATTAGTATATCAAAAAGCTAAAGAATACGAAAAATTAAGTAATAAAATAAAAGTATTTGATTTTGATGATATCAAAGGAAAATCGAATACTTTAAATAATATGATAAAGTTATGTAATTATGATTATGTAGCATTACTTGATGTAGATGATATATGGCATCCACAAAAATTAATAGTTCAGACGCAATTACTTAATAATTATGATGTTATTGGTTCGAATTGTGTATGGTTTGGAAACAGGACTGGAGTTCCACATATACCAATGGGCGATATTTCTAATATTGATTTTTCTATTGTGAATCCAATTATTAATTCAAGTTCAATAATAAAAAAAGATTTATGTTATTGGAATGAAAATGGTATTGAAGATTATGATTTATGGTTGAGATTGAGAAAAAATAATAAAAAATTTTTTAATTTTAAAGAAATTCTGGTTAAACATAGAATTCATAATGAATCTGCTTTTAATTCAAAAGGAAATAATAATAAAGTTGATGATTTACTAATTCGTCACGGATTTAAAAGTCGTAAAGAAAGAAATAAATCTTTTAGTTTTGAACTTCAATTTTAATCCATTCTGGAGGGCATAAATCTTTTGTATTATTATTTGTTTTTAAACCAAACCAAACTGATGGATAACATACAATTTTATCTTTCCAAGAATTAAAATATGCGGACCACCAACTAAAAGAGCTATTAGCAATAATATTATGATGACAACAACTCATAAATAACATTTGTTCCCAATCAGCGAGATTATTATTTCCACGAATAAATTCATAATTTGAAAACTGTTCTTTTAGTTTGTTTATATTTATTAAAACATCATCAATATCATTATCTTCACAAAAGAATATTACATTAAAATTACATTTCATATCAATGTTTTGAATATAGTCTAAAGCATTTTTATAATAATTATATGTTGCTAATGGATGATAATCTTGTATTTTTTTATAATCTCCAATTCTAAAATGCATACTAATCGTATTTTCTAAATAATCTTCTTCTAATCCATTATTAAATAATAATGTATCTTTCATTTTATCAAGACCAATAATTCTACAAATTGTTTTATAATTTTCTTCAAAATATTTATAACTTTGAAAATAACCATTTAGCATAATATTTGTATCAATCATTTCACAAATAGGTAATTCATTATAAGTAAAATCGGTTTCTTTGATAATATGAAATGGTTGCGGCAATTCTGTTATTAAAAAAAGTTTTAAATTAACAAAAAATGTTTCCCAAAAAGTATATCTTACTGTTGTTGTCCCGCCACCTAATTTTTCTAATTTCAAAAATTTTATTTGATTTTTACTTTTAATAGAATATGATATAGTAGCAAAAATTTGAAATATTTGGTTTCCAAGACCACCCATTAAATTACAAGTAATCATTTTATACTATACTTAAATTATGTTTTTAAATAAAAATGATTTTATTTAATTATATTACAACTAATAATATAATTAAATATCACAATGTATAAAAAATAAGACTTTAATAATTTTGGTTTATAATTGTAAGATAAAATTTTTATGTTTAACACTTCTGTTATGTTCGGACTTTCCTGCACATCTAACTTCTGAACCGCATTCGCACGTAAATACTTGTTTTTGTTTTTCAAGTATTTTTTCTTTATTTTTTTGATACCATTCATCTTTATTTTTTTTAACTTTTTCTTTATTTTCTTCTGCATATTTTTTGGTTTGTTCTATAATTTCAATTTTGTGTTCCTCATAATATTTTTTAGTTTGTTCTTTTATTTCTTCTTTATGTGCATTATTATATATTTTTTTAAATTCTTTAATTTTTTCAGAATTTTTTTCTCTATATTCTTTTTGTTTTTGTCTACAAATTTCTAAATTCTCTTCTTCGGATATTTTAATTTCAGGTTGTTTTATAATACCACAAAGCTTATTTTGATAATCAATATGCGTTTTACATTGAAGATGTCTATGTTTATTTCCAAATGTATGTTGATTTCCACATTCACAAACAATAATTTCTTTTTTTTGTTCTGATATTTTTTCTTTATTAGCTTCCGACCACTCTTTATGTGCTTTTGATGCTTCTTCCTTATGAAGTTCTCTATATTCTTTTTTTTGTTCTGATAATTTTTCTTTGTTTACTTTTTGATACTCTTCTTGATATTCTTTAATTTTTGCTTTATTAGCTTCAGCATATTGGGTTTGATATTCAATTTTTTGTTCTTTATTTTCTTCATAATGTTCTTTTGCTTTTTCTAAAATGATTTCCTTGTTTTCTTCATACCAGTCTTGTTTTTGTTTTTCTTTTTCATCTTTTGTTGTAAAAGGATTATTACAATTTAATTTTGCTTTTAGAGTTTCGATCCAATATCTTTCTCTTATTTCAGCTTGACGTTTGTTATCACAATTATAATTTTCAATTTGAACCATTGACCAGTTTGTCCATCCACCATTTTCTCGAATAAATTTATAAACAATTGTTTCTTTTTTTTCGATTTCACAACTTCTTTTATGTCCGTTCTTTCTTTGTTCAAAATTAGTTGTATGTCCAACATATATATCTTTAATATCAGTATTTTTACAACATAATTTGTAAATACAAACTTTTGAATAGTCGATTTGATTTTTTGTCATTTATAATTGATATAATATAATCTCTTTATGTCATATCAATTTTATAATAAATTATAATAAGTTATAATTAGAAATCTTCGTTAAATACAAACGCTTCGTTCTTCCCTGTTGTGGTAGCAAGAGCATAAGCGTCTGATTTCTTCTCAAAGAATGATGTCTTCGATTCCAAGCTAATAAGCTCCATAAAATCAAATGGATTGCCAACATTGTATATTTTTTTGTATCCAAGTTGAACAGCAAGCCGGTCAGCAACAAATTTAATATATTGTGTCATTAAGTCCGAATTCATACCAATAAGTTTGCAAGGTAACGCTTGGCAAATAAATTCAATTTCAATTTCTACTGCCTCTTTAATAATTTCATGAATACGATTTTTATCAATTTTTTTATGTAATTTGTTGTATAAAAGCACCGCAAATTCACAATGAAGTGCTTCGTCACGAGAAATCAATTCATTACTAAATGTTAGACCAGGCATTAAACCACGCTTTTTTATCCAATAGATGCTACAAAAAGCACCGCTAAAGAAAATACCCTCTACACACGCAAACGCAACAAGACGCGTCGCAAAACTACTGCGATTATCATGAATCCATTTTTGCGCCCAATCTGATTTCTTCTTAATACACGGAAAATTCTCAATAGCATTAACAAGTTTATGTTTCTCTTCTTTATCTTTAATATATGTTTCAATTAAAAGACTATAAGTTTCACTTTGACAAGTTAATATTCCGTTAAAAATTCCTCTATGTTTTTTTGGCTCATTAAAACAATATGTAGCTTAATTTTC